CACAACTTTGGTGGGGGGGAAGAAATTTTTTTAATCAGGTGGGGGGAATGTTAGTGCTAAATAATTTTTATGGGACTAGAAATTTTAGTATATTATTCTTATAGATGTAGTATAACTAAAAACAAAACTTATGTCACAATGGGAAAATGAACCTGAGCATGAAAACGGTTTAACGGAAATTGAACAAATGCAATTGGAGCAAGTACTTCTAGAGACAGCGTATAATAATTCTTATTATGTTTTAACTAATCAAATTAGTTTTGATGACTTGTTAGAAAAGAAATTTGATAAAGGTCATGAGGCAGTAATGGCTTACGACCCAATAACTGGACCTACGCAAGAACAACTTGAGAACATGATCCATCACTACATAGGTTTTGAACAATATGAAAGATGTGCTAAATTGCAAAAGATAATGGATGAAACGTATCCTCAAACTTCTAAAGCATAAATAATGATTATTATATGGCCATCATAAATAAAGGATCGTATTTGTTATAAAAAATAAAAAGAAATTATGGCGTTAAAGAAAAAAGCAACTAAGAAAAAAAGTACCGTAAATAGTTCAGGGAACTACACTAAACCTACTATGCGTAAAAGATTGTTTAATTCTATCAAAGCTGGGAGTAAAGGTGGTGCTCCTGGACAGTGGTCTGCTCGTAAAGCTCAAATGCTTGCAAAAAGGTATAAAGCAAACGGAGGCGGATATAGAGGAAAAAAGAAATAACTATGAAAGGAGTAAAACATTATTTAAAAAACGGAACTGAATGGAAAGGTAGTATGCACAAAATGGCCAATGGTAAATTACATACTGGCAAAAAGCATACTAAGACTAGTAAGCCTTTAGTTCATTTCAAAGACTTATCTAAAACAGCTAAATTAAAAGCTAAGAAAAAATGATCAAAAAAATAATAATAATATTTGTGCTAGTTATATTAGCAGCATGTGCAGCACCAAAAGAGTGTTGCCCACATGATAAAGATATAATACACAATGGCAAAAACTAAACAGCAGAAAAGTCTCACTAGATGGACTAAACAGAAGTGGAGAACGGCAAGCGGAAAGAAATCCTCTGAGACTGGTGAAGTATATGCTCCGTCTAAGACTATTTCTAAGCTGAAGAGTACCAAGAAAGGTAAAAAGAAATTAGCTGCAGCAAACGCAAAGAAAAGAGCTGCTACAAGAAAAGGTAAACAACATGCTAGTCATGGTTTACATAAAGGTAAAAATAGATAATTATGGCTGCAAAAAAAGATAGTAGGTTAGCAAAAGCAGGAGTGTCTGGTTATAATAAACCTAAAAGAACACCTTCTCATCCAAAAAAATCACATGTAGTTGTAGCTAAGGTAGGAGATAAAGTAAAAACTATACGTTTTGGTCAACAAGGCGTAAAAACTGCAGGTAAACCTAAAGCAGGGGAATCTGCAAAACAAAAAGCAAGACGTAAGAGTTTTAAAGCTAGGCACGGAAAGAATATTGCCAAAGGCAAAATGAGTGCTGCATATTGGGCTAATAAAGTCAAATGGTAAAATAAATGTCTTAAACTTTTTTTATTTAAACTATTTATGTATGTTTGTAGTTTAACATAAAAAAATTATAATGGCAAAATTAAATCTTGATCCAAACAAGGATCCACAATTAAGCAAAGAAGAATTAGCAGCACGTAGAGAAGAAATTACAGCTTTCTATAAAGATAATATACCACACTTAACTGTACAAGCTGAGTATGAAGATCTATTAGCTACAATAGAAAAGGCAAGAGCTGAAAGAATGCAAGCACAAATGTATTTAGCACAAGCATATGCTGCTTCTAAAGAAGGTGATAACGCAAGCCCAGACTCTGAAGATGCTAAAGCATTTAAAGAAGCAATGGAAAAAGCTGCATCTAATATAGAATAGTATGAGGCTTCTTAAGTTAGGTGATAAGAATTTAGAGGTAAAAAAGTTACAACTTAAACTTGGTTTACCACAAGATGGTCATTTTGGTCCACAAACAGAAAAGCACGTAATAAGATTCCAATTAAGCAATGGTATAACAGCTGATGGTATAGTTGGTTCTCAGACATGGACTTTATTAATTAATACACCATTTAGATTATCTGAAGAGATTGATGAAGATAATGATTTATCTAAACAACATTATACAACTAACTATAATCAAACTATACATAAATACTTTTTACCAAAAGGTGAATATGTAGAAGGACCCATTAGAAATCATTATATATTCTTGCATCATACAGCAGGTAATTCAAATCCCTATGCATGTATAGATATGTGGGGTAGAGATAAAAGAGGAAGAATTGCTACTGAATTTGTTTTAGGTGGTATAAATCATAGAAATGGTAATGATGAACATGATGGTGTTATGGTTCAAGCATTTGATACAGGCAATCAAGCGTATCATTTAGGAAGAACTGGATCTGGGTTTATGAATAAACATTCTGTAGGATTAGAAATATGCAACATGGGATATTTAGATAGTACTACTAAAAAAACTTATGTAAATAGTATATGTCAGAAAGATCAGATTACAGAATTGGATCAAATGTTTAAAGGTAAAATGCATTGGCATTCTTATTCTGATAAACAAATAAAAGAAACTGAAAAGTGGATTAGGTATGTAGGTGAGAGAGATCAAATAGATGTTAGATTAGGACTCAAGCAATTTATACAAAAATATGGTGCTATAAAAGGTTTTGATTTTCAAGAGGATGCATACTATGGTAAAGTAGAAGGTTTATTAACACACACCAATGTAAGAAAAGATAAGTGGGATTGTTATCCCCATCCAGACTTTGTTGATATGATAATGAGTTTATAATATATGGCATTAGTAAATAAGATAGATTTAAAATTAAAAGTTAATTTAGATACATGCGTAATGTATCAAATAATGACTTATTGTTTTTTTAAAAAAATAGTTATAAGTAATTCTGATTTAAAATTTCTTATGCACCTTTCTAAGAATGATAATATAGAACTAACTAAGTTCTGTATTAAACTAGTAGATGGTAATATATTTAAAAGCCCACAATCTGCAAGAAATGCAATAACAAAAGCAGAGAAAAAAGGATTATTAAGTAAAAGTGGAATAAATAAAAAAACTATTACCATAAATAAAGACATGAATATACAAAAGGAAGGTTTAGTATTGTTGGATTATAAAATACTTGGTAATGAATCCCAAGAAGCATAAAGAATTTAAAAAAAATATAGCTGAAGAGGTTGGGGTTCATCAATCAGTAGTAGATGATTTTATTGCTTTTTACTATGCTAAGCTTAGAAAGCATTTATCTAACTTAGAGTATCCTAGAATTCAAGTAGATGGTCTAGGTACATTTATACTAAGAAAGAGTAAGCTTGAAAAAGCAATAAAAAAGAATAAGAGTATGTTAGGTAATATAGCTAAAAGAACTTATAATGGTTTTGCTAAAAGTGAAGATATACAATTGAATATTGATAATATGGAAAAGGCTAGAGAACTAATAGAAAAAAACTTAACAAACAAAAAAATTTTTAAGAAAAATAAAAATGGCAAGTAAAATAAAACAACTATTAGGAGCATTTAAAAATTTTGATCAGATTGCAGAAGGATTATCAAACAATGTCTTTAAAAAAGAACATGTTGAAGCTGTTGCAACAGATAGATTTCAAGTGTGTATAAGTTGTTCATTGTTTGATGCATTTGGTAAAGATTGTTTAGCTCCAGGAACTCAACCATGTTGTTCAGATTGTGGTTGTAGTTTAGCTTTTAAAATTAGATCTTTACAATCTGAGTGCCCAAAAGGATATTGGAAAGCAATGGCTACTGAAAAACAAGAAGAAGAGATCATGAATCAAGTAATTAAAAATCAAGAAAATGAAAAACAATAATTTAACATTAATCAATAGTAACACTAGTATAGCAGGTAATACAGAAGTTGTATGGTGCACTACTGATACATATAATTTAAAAACAGAATACAATGGCAATACTATTTAAAGAAGAAGGTCATATCTATGAAAGTATAGATAATGATAATATATCTTGGGTAAGTGTTACTGGATTAGTAAGTAAGTTTAAACCTAAGTTTGATAGAGAAGGTCAAGCTGCAAAATCTGCAAAAAATAAAAGATCAAAATGGTATGGTATGACTGCAAAAGAAATTATAGCAGCATGGGATGGTGAAACAGAAAGAGCAATAAAGTTAGGAAACTTTTATCATAATCAAAGAGAGAATGATATGCTTGATTTTAAAACTATTCAGAGAGAAGGAACAGAAGTACCAATTATAAAACCTTTAGTTAATGAAGAAGGGGTTAAGATATCTCCTAATCAGAAACTTAAAGAAGGTGTATATCCAGAACATTTAGTATTTCTTAAGTCAGTAGGTATATGTGGACAAGCAGATTTAGTTGAAGTAGTAAATGGACATATAAATATTACTGATTATAAAACCAATAAAGAAATAAAGGATAAAGGATTTACAAATTGGGAGGGTATTACTAATAAAATGTTTAGGCCTGTAAATCATTTAGATGATTGTAATCTTAATCATTATAATTTACAACTCAGTATTTATGCGTATATTATTAAAAAGCATAACCCTAAACTAAAGATAGGTAAATTAGTAATACAACATGTAAAGTTTAAACAAGTAGGAGAAGATTCAAATGGTTATCCAATTAATGAACATGTTAATGGTGAGCCAGTTTTAGAAAATATAAAAATATATGAACTACCATATCTAAGAGATGAAGTAAACTCACTAATGATGTGGATAAAAGATAACCAATGAAATTAAAAGAATTTACAGCAGCAGTACCAATACAATCACGTACATCAAGAATACCAACTGACTTTGCTTTCTTTGAAACATTGGTAACTATTGATTTAGAAGATATAGCATACTTTAAACAATACTTTCATTTAGGAAGAGAAGCTTTTCAGAATGACTATACAGAAGTACTAATGAAAGGTGCTGAAAAACCTATTGTATTAAGAATAGGATATGAAGAATTTAAAAATAACATATCATGATAGTAAAATTATTTGATATACAAAATCAAACTTTAGTTGTAACAGAACATTGTTATGCTCTTCCATTTCTTAAAAAGATTATGGATGAATATCCTGATACGCATATGCAAGTATATCAATATATATTTTACATGACATGTCCTGATCCTGATCTTAATCCATTTTTTAATTTACCTGAACATCAAAAAGAAGATATTATTATTGAAGAAATAAAATTAGAAGAGTCACCAGAAGATGGAACAATAAGATATGGTTTTGATATGTGTAAGAAACTATATGAAACACCTACATATAGGGCTTATGTGGGTATTAAGGCTATGTTAGATAGATTAGGTAAGTATATGGAGGTAACCCCTATAGAACATGGTAGAGACGGTAATATGAACTCTATGATAAATGCAGCTGCTAAGTTTGAACAAATAAGACAATCATATAAAGGTGCATTTTTAGATATGAAACAAGAACAAGAAAGCTCTGTACGTGGTGGTGCAGGATTAGCTTATGACCAACTATAAATAAAATTATTAAATATGAGTATGACAGTTATACCGGTAGGTAAAAAATTACTATTAAAAAAATGGAAGGTAGAAACAAAAACAGCTTCAGGAATTATTATTCCTGAGATAGCTCAGAAGAAAGAGTTTAAAGGTACTGTAGTAGGTAAAGGAAAAGATGTACATGAAATTGAAGTAGGAGATATAGTACAATATGCAGAACACGCTATGCCAACACCAATGATGCACCAAAATGAAGAACATCTTCTTGTTCAAGAAGGTGATGTGTTTGCCATAGTAAGATATGATGAGTAGAATCATACCTACATATGATAATAATAAGTGGACAACTACTGAATTTAAAAATGATTTAGAACTTAGAGAATTTATTGAGTCAATTTTTAGTGAACCAGGTGAATATGGTTTTACTGAGATGGCTTATAAATTTAATGAGGAAGCTAAAAGATTTACAGCAGAAGGTGTTTATTGTTCTAGCCCTTTTAGATCTAAAGATTTTACAGCATACTGGGATGATCAAAAGAATAAATGCAGGAATGGTGTTATATACAAAGAGAAAGATAAGACTTGGTATATAACTAGAGATTATTATATGTGGTTAAACTTTTTACCAATATTTGATAAAGAGGAAAAACACTATGGATTTGCTAAGGTTAGAGATGCACAATATCATATGGCATTATATGAATGGTTGGCAGAGTTAAATAATCAACACGCTGCTATACTTAAAAAACGTCAGATAGCTTCATCATACTTTCATATGGGTAAGATAATAAATACCTATTGGTTTGAAGAAGGTAGTACTTGTAAGATTGGTGCTTCACTAAAAGACTTTATTAATGATAAAGGTTCCTGGAAGTTTCTAGAAGAATATAAAATATTTTTAAATGAACATACTGCTTGGTATAGACCAAGTAATCCAGAAAAGGTTTTATTATGGCAACAACAAATTGAAGTTAAGGTTGGTAATAGAAAAACAGCAAGAGGACTTAAATCAAAGATACAAGGTGGTTCTTTTGAAAAGAATGCAACTACAGGGGTAGGGGGTCCATGTACATACTTCTTTCATGAGGAGGCTGGAATTGCACCAAAGATGTCTGAGACTTATGAATACTTGCGTCCTGCTATGTCATCTGGTATGATGACTACGGGTATGTTTATAGCTGCAGGATCTGTTGGTGATTTAGATCAATGTAATCCTTTGAAAGAAATGATAATGAATCCTGATGCTAATGATATATATGCAGTAGAAACAAACCTAATAGATGCTGATGGAACAATAGGTATGGCAGGTTTATTTATCCCAGA